CCAGTAAAGTCTACTTCACCATTTGCAGCATCGTCTACAGCTGTTGTAGCACTTAGTTGACGCATTGATGTACCGCGACCAGTCCAAGCAATACTTGCAATAGCATCTAGGCCGAAGTCGATTGCAGCGCTTTCAATAGCGCAATTGTCGATTGCGTAGGCAACCGCTTCAAATACGATAATTAAACCGAATTTTTGTAGTTGGTGTGCGTTGCTATTACCAAAAGCAACTGTACTTACAGGAGTTAAACCAACCGTAGCTGTCCAACCTGCACCTGCACCACCAATAGCACCAGTACCAGCCAGTGCGTTCCATAGCACAGATTCCTCAGCGCCAATAAAGTCGTCAGCATCTGGGCTGGCGTTAACTGTAGAACCTTCTTCAAACTTAGGACGAATATAAGTGCTAAAGCTCCAATCCACTGGCTCTAGTGTAGTATTAAAACTACGCTGACCACGAACGGGGGTAGCGCCGGCTTCGTTTAGTGTAATTGTTTCTTGAGTTGTATTTTGAGAGAATGAGAAACCGTCTTGAACTTGAATCTCAAAAGTATTGGCCTTTGTAAGACCTGTAGTTTGTACTGTACCGGCAGAGTTCACGTTTGTCGTGAAGAATACGCGGCTATTACGGATTAAATTTAATGCCATAGGATTATCCTTAAATGTTGATAACCTTTACCGTAGCTAGACTATTATCTGCGTTTGGTTCTTGGTTATAGGTTATACAAGCGCGTAACGAACTTGTAAATTTATTTCACCAACTGCGTATGGTGCAAGGAGCCCCTCATCAGTAGTGATTGATTGAATTAGAATTTCCGTGGTTTCAAGACCCTTGTCCTGATCGTACACTAAAACTCGGTTAGCATCTACGGCTCGTTCAATATCTTCTAATAAGTGCTCTAGTTCTTGTTGAGAATCCTCACCTCGGCAATATACTTTGACTGATACGTTTAGGAAGCCCCAAGTAAAATCGCTAGGTAAATACTCGCGCATTTCCGAACCCGGAACCATGTAAATACTTGGAAAGTCATTGACTTCATCCCAGAACTTTAACTTTGCGTATGCGTTATTGTAGATATTGGTTGTATACGGAGCGGTTCCGTCTAGCAAGAAATTAAGCTTATCTGCTAGTGCTTTTGTAATTGATGTTCTTTTACTCATACGGCTACTGCTCGCAATCTATTGCCTACCCGTTCGGCGGCGATTTCACGAATTGATTTCGATATTAACAACTTAGGGTCACGGGACTTTGGACTACTCTGCTTACCGCCCTCGCTGAATGTTGCGTATGGGTTTTTCATGTAAGTATAAAAAGCAGTTATCATACCGGCACGGCTTTCAGTCATGCTTTCAACTTTAGCTGAGCTAGCTAATCTACCAGTACGATAATTTAACACATTTCGTGCATTACCATCACCCATATTAGCACTAACTACATCCTGTAGTTGCTGGTTGATTAGGTTCTGTAAACTCAGTAAGTTTGTAACATTAGGACGCTTAACATCTGTTAGCTTTATTTCTTTTGATACAGAAGAAGCTTTTGAAACAGATTTTAAATCCTGCTTTTTAGTAGTTTTTGTTTTTGGGCTAGTATGCTTAGCTGGACGCTTTCGCAACTTAGGGTCTAGTACAAATAATAGGTGTTGCTCAATATCTTCTATAATATTGTTGGAGCCAGATACAAGCTCGTAACGCTTACCGGCTACGGCTTTTGCTAAACGCTGTTTTAATTTAAAAAATATGGCAGCCTCTTGTTGAGAGAACTTATTGTTTAGCTTTTGTCTATGTAGCGTAACTACCACATATCCAGTTCCTAAAACATTCTGCGCTGCCTGTATAGCTTCTGGAGTAGTATTTTTAAATGAGTAAGAGGCGTCGGCTTGAACAGAGTATAGTTCTTGTAGTGAGGCTTGTGCAGCCATAATCACCTTACTATTACCTGTACTAACACCTAATTTTAATACTGACTGTATTTTTTCTTCTAGTGGAGAAGTTAAGTTTTCACTACCCTCTGTAGATATATGTCCTATGTCAGATTTTCGTCTATACTCTTTAGTATATTCATCTGGTAGTAATCTACCTTTACTATCTTTCTTTTGTTTAAAAATAGTAGATATACCGAAACTGGTCTTGGCAACTTCTTTATCTCTAGATATATCACGTACAAACGTATCTATCGCACCAAAACTACTTGCAATTATAAATCTATTAGAATTTCCACCATTAATATATACATACCCAGGATTTTTACTATTAAAATAACCTACTGGTAAATCTTCTATACTACTATATTTACGTTTAGCAATCCTATTAACAGCGGCAACTAGTATTTCATAAGCTATATCATAAGCTTCTATGTGCTGCTTAGTATTTCTGTATACGTTTACCTTTAAAGCATCGTAAGATAGATCCAAAATAGTAGTACGAGTATCTAGTTCTTTTCTGAAATCTTTTTTAAGTATCTCAAGTAACTCAGGCTGGGTATCAGCAATTATATCATCTAAAGTTACTTTTATAGCCATTATGTATAATCCGCCACATACTGGTCCAGTACGCGCTTGATGTGTGCTGGAAAGTTAGTATTCATAATATACTCTAACTGTACGCTGCCGCCTGCACCAGGCGATTTGTTGTTGTGTACAGAGCCGTCATTTTTACGGTAGTAAGTAACTAAGTCTAATGCGGCTAGTTTTAAGTCTTCGGGTACGGTTTCGTAGCCTGCGAAATAAGTAACAATGTAACCGTTTACTAATTGCGGAAACCCATCTTTGCTTAATGCAACTACGCTATCGTCCGCAGTATCTAATACCCAATCACTGAACTCGGTTAGGTTTGCGTATGTTTGTCCGTAGTCTGTGCTTTTTTCAACCGATAAAATTTGTACAACTGGAGCTTCTTTTAGAAGTAGTTTTTCGAATCCGCCTGACGTCTTTTGTACTAACGGTTCGTCGTAGTAATCAACAAAAGTTCTGCGGCAATAAGTTTTAATTAACTCTGAGATTTTTGGTATTAACAGGTCTATTTCTGAGTCTTGATTAGTACTAGATATACCTGCGTAAGTTTTATATTCTGCTTTTGTTATAAGGTTCTTACCCATATATACCCCTTTTTGTCTTTTATAAGAGCTCATAAAGCCCTTATAAAAGACAAGGAACCGAAGTTCCTTGTCAAATAGATTAAGCTACGTAACGTAGAGCTGAAACGCCAGCACCTAGGTTAGTTGTAACTTGAGTCATACCAGTACGTAGACTTGCAACCATAACTTTACGTTGTGTTTCAACTAAGTCTTGTGTGTCGATACGCAGACCGCGTTGGTTACCAACAATGAAGTTACCTGGGTTGAATACGATAGCACCAGCAGTACCGGCACCCTTGTCTTCAAATTCAGCAGATACTAGAACTGGAGTATTACCAACTGCACCAATTTGGCCAGTTAGAACTGTAGCGCTTGTACCAACTTTATCCATTGTTTGGAAGATTGGATCTTCTAACAGGTCGTAGTAATTTTCTGTGCTTACGATGTAAACTAGTTCGCTTGGGTCTAGGCCCCATGCACCTAGGTCACGACGCATAGCTTGTAGCTTAGCAACAGTCATTTTAGCAGCGTCAGAGATATCTAGAGTTACGGCGCTTACTGCATCATAAGCAACTAGACCTTTAACTGGATCACTACCGCTGTTTGTACCACGTAGCATAGCGCGGTCAACTGCGCGAGCAACACGACGGATCATAGCGTCACGAACAACAGGCAGAATAGCCAGCAAGCTGTCTTCTTCTTCTTCGTAAGCCATGTATTCGTTTGTAGCAACTTTGTACGCGTTCAGAGTAATTTCTTTTAACGCGTGTGTTTCTGTGTTACCAGCTGAAGCGGTTGTACCGAATGCTGTGTTAGCCATCCATGTAGCAACACCAGCTTCTGGGTTCACAGGAATAGTCATAACGTTAGTTTGCATTGCAATGTTGCGCAGGTTAGGAGCAACAACTAAACGACGGCGAACTTCGTTTTCCATGTTCAGGCTAACTTCTAGTTCCCAAGTTGCGCTTGGAACGTGAGCACCATACTTTTCAACCATTTGACGGCCGAACTTGGTACCTTCTAGACCTTTACCAGCAGCTTTTGCTAGCAGAACAGCCTTTTCTTTGTCAGCATAAGACATTTCACCGGCTTTGCCATCTGTGAATTGCATACGTGACTTAGTAATAGCTTCTAGCTCTTTTGACTTTTCAGCCAGAGC